GCTGCAGCAGATCCTAACTCAAGACTAAGACAGGCTCGCAGAAGATGGAAATGTTAAATGAGAAATGGACTAATACAAGCGTTAGAAGATAAGTATGAAGCAGAAATATCTGCAGCACATGCTACGATAAACATATACCTTAATAATTCAGTAGGTATCGGTGAGCATCCACAACATTTGATAGAAATAGATAAGCAATTAGATAAAATTGCACAAGCAGAAGAGAAACTAGATGCTTTAGATTCTTTTAGAAAGGGAGATGAATAATGGCTGATTTTGATGAAGGCACAGTAATAATGCAATTACAAAAAATATTGAAGAACCAATATCAACAAATAGGAGACGCTATGATTGGTGGTGGGGTTGACAATATGGAAAAGTATAAATATATGTTAGGACAGGCGCATGCCTACCAATACATAACAGGGGAAATATCCAACCTGCTAAACAAAGGAGCAAAAGATGACAAAAGTACAATCCTCAGTTTCGGGAACACCAGAAACAAAAATAATAACACCTAAGACAGGATTAGTAGGAGTTAAAAAAGAAAAGGTTCCAATTGAAAAAAAGGAATCAGCAAAGCTACCTCAACCAACTGGTTGGAGACTGTTAGTTTTACCTTTCAAAATGAAAGAGAAAACTAAAGGTGGAATACATATTACAGAATCAACTTTAGAACGACAACAAGTTGCATCGACTTGCGGTTTAGTTTTAGCTATGGGACCAAATTGTTATGATAAGGAAAAATTTCCTGAAGGTCCTTGGTGCAAAAAAGGAGACTGGGTAATCTTCGCAAGATATGCGGGTTCCAGAATACAAATCGATGGCGGGGAGGTTAGACTTTTAAATGATGATGAAGTTCTAGCTAAAATAGAAAACCCGGAAGATATATATCATCAATACTAACATAGGAGAGGTCTATGCCAGAAACAGAAAAAATGGTCGATATTGATACTAGCGGAGCTGGTGCTGATATTGAAATTAAAGAAGAACAGAAAGAGGAGCAAAATGTCGAGAGTACTGAAAACAGTGTTGAGTCCAATGACACACCTGAGAAATCTAGTGAGCAGTTGGATGTTCGAACTGACGAGAACAATCAAGAACAAAGTGAAGAGAAAAAAGAAGAAGTAAAAGAAGAACCTAAAGAAGAACAAAAGAAAGAATTAGACGATTATTCTGAAGGAGTAAAAAGAAGAATCGGAAAACTTACTAGAAAATTACGAGAAGCTGAAAGACAAAGAGATGAAGCTACTACGTATGCTCAAGGAGTTTTAACTGAACAAGAAAAACTTAAATCTAGATTATCTAAATTAGATACAGGTTATGTTTCTGAAATGGAAAATAGAATTAAGTCAGGTATGGAAGCTGCAGTAGCAAAATTAGCTAAAGCCAGGGAAGATGGCGATATGAAAGCTGAAGTTGTTGCACAAGCTGAAATCTCAAAACTAGGTTATGAGGAAGCAAGACTATCTGAAATGAAAAGCAGATCAGTTAAAAAAGCAACACCTGTACAACAACCACAAACTAATCAAGAAACACAACCTACTCAATCTAGAGATCCTAGAGCTGAAGAGTGGGCTTCTAAGAATACATGGTTCAATAAAGATCCTATTATGACTGAAGGAGCTCGTGTGATACACAGGATTTTAACAGAAGAAGAGGGTTATGACCCTGTTGGAAACCCAGAAGAGTACTATGGGGAAATTGACAGAAGAATAGCACTTGAATTTCCACACAAATTTGGTAATACTGTTAAAGAAACGACTAGTAAACCTACACAGACCGTTGCTTCGGCAACGCGTAGTCCAAAGACAGGTCGCAAAATCCAAAGACTCACGCCGTCAGAGGTAGCAATAGCTAAAAAATTAGGTGTGCCACTTGATGAATATGCAAAATCAAAACGAAAAATCACGAAGGAGGTATAGGCATATGACAAAAAAAACAGAAGACAAAACAACTTCCCGTGCGAGTCAAACAAGGTCTAAAACAGAAAGACCTAAAGTTTGGTCTCCACCATCTTTATTAGATGCACCCCCTGCACCAGAAGGGTTTAAGCACAGATGGCTTAGAGAGTCGTCATTGGGATTTGATGATACTAAGAACATTCATAAAAGACTAAGGTCTGGATATGAATTAGTAAGAGCTGATGATCCAATGTACAACGACATCGATCTATCGGCTTACGCTTCTTACGAAACTGGTAAATACAAGGGAGTGGTCGGTCAAGGTGGCCTGGTTTTGGCTAGGATACCGAACGAGTTCGCAAAGCAGTACATGGAGTACTATGAGAAACAAGGGCGAGATAATATGGAAGCCGTTGATAACGATCTCTTAAAGGACCAAGATAAAAGAATGCCTATCAATATTGACAGGCAGTCTCGTGTTCTCGGTGGTACGAAGAAATAATTTATTAGTTATTTCTAACTAACCAACGAATAAACAATTGATCTAGAAATAGGTCTTAACTAGGAGAAAAAACATGGCAAACAAAGACAACGCGTTTGGTTTAAAACCAATCGGAAAAGTTGGTCAGAATGATGACAATCAAGGTTTGTCCGAGTACAAGACAGATAACACGAACAATAGTGCTATCTTCTTTCAAGATCCCGTTAAAGCTCTAGCAGCCGGTACAATCGGCGTAGCAGCGGCAGGGGATGTACTACTTGGTTCATTCAATGGTTGTTTCTTTACTGATTCAAACACACAGAAGCCCACATTTGCTAACCATCTTAACGCTAGTAATGCAGCGACAGATATAGTTGGTTTTGTGGCGGATGATCCGTACGAAAGGTTTGAAATCCAATCAGACAACACACTAGCATCAGAGCAAACTGATGTCTTCAGATTGTACAATATTTTGTACACAGCAGGAGACTCAGCGAACAATGTGTCTAAAGTGGAGTTGGATGATTCGACAACAAGCACCGTAACGAATCAACTTAAAGTAATCGGAGTGAGCAAAAATCCAGATGGCAATGATTTAACGACTTCAAACGTTAACTTCGTTGTTACGATTAATGAGCACTTCTACAAAGCAGCAGTAGCTGGCGTATAATAACTGAATAGGAGATAAAAAATGGCAATATCACGAGGACAACTAGTCAAAGAACTAGAGCCAGGTTTGAACGCCCTGTTCGGCTTGGAATATAAACGTTACGAAAATCAGCATGCTGAAATCTATGCGACTGAAACTTCAGACAGAGCGTTTGAAGAAGAAGTTATGTTATCAGGTTTCGCGAATGCTCAAGTAAAACCGGAAGGTTCAGCTGTAACTTTTGACTCAGCTCAAGAGACTTACACTGCGAGATACACTATGGAAACAGTGGCTCTTGCTTTCGCACTTACTGAAGAAGCAATCGAGGACAACTTGTATGACAGACTATCGTCTAGATATACAAAAGCATTAGCAAGATCGATGGCTAATACGAAACAAGTTAAAGCAGTAAACCCATTAGTTAATGGATTTACAACTTTCACATCAGGTGACAGTGAAGCTTTAATGAGTACGTCACACCCAACGATCGCTGGTACTGTATCAAACAGACTTGCAACAGATGCGGACTTAAACGAAACTTCATTGGAGTCGTCTCTTATAGAGATCGCTGCGATGACAGACGAAAGAGGTCTAAAAATTGCAGCTAAAGGAACTAAAATGATAATTCCTTCACAGCTTCAATTTACTGCCGAAAGATTGATGAAATCTGAAGGTAGAGTTGCTACAGCTGACAATGACATCAATGCAATCAGATCTATGGGAATGATTCCTCAAGGTTACAGAGTGAACAATTTCTTAACTGATCCAGATGCATTCTTCATTATCACTGACGTACCGAATGGAATGAAAATGTTCGTAAGAACACCGATTTCTACGGCTATGGAAGGTGACTTTGATACTGGAAACGTAAGATACAAAGCTAGAGAAAGATACGTATTTGGCGTATCAGACTTTAGAGGTATCTTCGGGACACCAGGCGTTTAATCAAATAATACTTAAGGGGCGGCCTAAAAACCGCCCCTTTTTTTATGCACTAAGAATTAAGAACTATGAGAGACTTTAAGGTAATAATCATCGCATACGGATACAGAACAAGCTTTATAGTTAAAGCTGAAGACAACGCTGAATCTATTGAAAACGCAATAGTTGACAGACTTGGAGATTCTGATATAAAATGGGAAAACGGTGGATTTTATTCACTAACTAAAAAATGGATTACCTATGAGGAGGTCCTAGATGGAAACACTACAAGACCTATACAAAGCAAAAAGGTCCTTGGAGTTGAAGTGGGAACAGCACCATCTCAATTCGGGTAAGTATACACTCGATATGGTTAAGATTGACCATAAAGTTAGAGAAGTAATCTCTAAAATTAAGATGGCTGAGGCTGAGTTAGCACACCATGTTAACAAAGTTGACGACGCTGCCCCCAAAGTTTCAGTAGCTACTTAGTAAAAAGCTACATCGCTGAAATCGTACTTTCTTATAAGGCTCTCTTGCACTCTATCAAAATCTGCTATATATCTTAATCACTATACAATTAATTAGAACATAGACGCGGTATAGTCGACGGCCTAGAGACTATGTTCGGAAACTAGGAGGATATAATTATGGCAAATACAACGTTCAATGGTCCGGTCCGTTCAGAGAATGGATTTGAATCAATAACAAAAGATGCATCAACAGGCGTAGCAACTAAGCACGCTGATCTTCACCAAAGTACAGGTGGAAACTCAGTAACTGCAGACGCTGCTAAAAAAGCTGGTGCATTATTACTTAACAGTATCGCAACAACAGGCTTTGTAATGAAAACTTACCAAGCGACTGTAACTGTAGCGAACGGAGCAACAACAGGTGATGAGGCAGCGATCGGCTTCCCATCAAACTTTATACCTATGTACTGTTGCATTAGAAATAACGCAGTAACAACAAGTGGTGCAAACATTACAGATGTTGGAACAGCGGGTGATCCTAATGCATACGTAGATGGTGCTGTGGTAGCAACTTCAGCTGCAGGTACTGCTCAAATTTTTGCTTGCAATGGCGTAGCAGGAATTGGTTCGGGCGGTTCAGGTACAACAGCTGGGATTCCATTAACACCTGATGAAATCAGAGTGACAATGGTAGATCCAGGTCTAACAGGAGCTAGTATAACAGTGACATTCATCGGAATGTCCTTTACAGAAACTCTAGACTTAGCGTAATATAATACCGTGGGTGGGAAATTTTGAGACATCGTTGAAGATGATCTTGATACCCACCCGCACTAACAGGAGAAAATATGTATCAAACTGATATAGCGAACACAAACGTAACTACTGAAAATAAAATTGTTATTGCGGGAAGAGCAAGAGCTTATGGTATTGTATTAAATACTACAGGAACTGGAGGAGACTTTCATTTAAGAGATGGAGGTGCTGCAGGAACTGTAAAATTTAAATACAAAACTACAGGCACAGCTTCAGGCGCATCACCTTTAGTAATTAATTTTCCACAACCAATTTTGTTTACTACAAATTTGTGTGTGGCGTTTGTAACGGAACATGTAACTGTTTGCTCTATATTTCATAGTGGCGGAAATAATACGTAGGAGGCTAAATTATGCCAAATACTACTTCAGGCACTAATGTTTTTGAGAAAACATTTTATATAGATGAGATAATTGAAGAGTCTTATAATCGAATAGGACAATTCGATATGAGCGGCTATAATCTAAAAACTGCTCGAAGATCTTTAAATATTTTATTTTCTGAATGGGGAAATAGAGGTCTTCATTATTGGGAAGTAGCAAATACAAATATCACTTTGGTAAATGGAACTAGCGAATATGTTTTGTTTAGATCCACGGGCGACGGTAATTCAAACGGCGTAACTACTACGTTATCCGCAGCCATTACTACTACATCACAAACCACAGGAATTACACTAGCTTCAAAAACAGGAATGCCAACTTCAGGCACAATTAATGTTGGTTCTGAAAATATTAGCTACACAGGATTTAACAGTTTAGAATTAACAGGAGTTACAAGAGGAGTAAACGGAACAACAGCTGCTACTCACAGTAACGGAGCTGCAGTAACTAATTTTGTAAATGGTGCTGCTGAAATTTTAGAAATGTCTTATAGAAATTCATCTAATGTTGATGCACCTTTAGAAAAAATATCTAGATCTCAGTATCAAGCTTTATCTAATAAAACTGCAACAGGTCAACCATCACAATATTATATTCAAAGATTAATAGATAGAATTATAATTAGATTATATTTAACACCTAGTAATACTGAAAATGGAAACGTAATTAATTTTTGGTATGAACAAAGAATACAAGATTCAGGTGCTTACACTAATGCAACAAATGTACCGTATAGATTTGTTCCATGTATGTGTGCAGGATTAGCTTATTATTTAAGTTTAAAATATGCACCAGAAAAAACACAAAACTTAAAACTATTATATGAGGATGAGTTGAGTAGAGCTTTGGAAGAAGATGGTTCGTCTACAAGTACGTACATCTCTCCTAAAACTTATTACCCAACAACTTAATTATGAGTAATTTATCAAAAGGAAAATATGCATTATTTATTTCTGATAGATCAGGATTAGCTTTTCCTTATCGAGAAATGGTAAGAGAATGGAATGGTGCTAGAGTTCACACCTCTGAGTTTGAACCTAAACAACCACAATTAGATCCTAAACCTTACACAGCAGATCCTCAAGGTTTACCTCATCCAAGACCTGCAAGGGTAGAACCTGCAACTGTAGATTTTTTAGATAATAATCCTTTTACAACAATTGGATCTTCTACTTTAGTTACCGTTGCTCAAAACAATAGCACAATGTTAACAGACGATGCGGTAAGATTTCAAGCAGTCAAAAGCCCTGTTGGAGGAGTTACAACAAACACTCTACAATTAGGAACAACATTAAACGGAGATATAACATCAACTGCTAACACAATTACTTTAACTGACTCATCCATTTTTCCAACTTCAGGATTTGTTGTTATTGAAAAAGTTCACGCTCAAGACGGTACAATTGATGCTGGAAGAATTGAAGATGAAACTGTTCAATACACAGGAGTTTCAGGAAACAGTTTAACAGGCTGTGTTAGAGGAACAGCTGCCCCGTTTAGAGGAAAAACTCCACCAAACACAACAGCTAGAACTCATTCAAGTGGGGCTAAAATTTTTGGAAGTTATAAAATAACTAT